AAAAAAGCGTACGAAATTGCTATAGAAATGATGGGCAAAGAAAACACAGAAAAAATCTATGGCGATGAAAAAACATTTTCAAAACGTTATACTGCTGCACAAAAAAGTGCAAGCACAACTGGAGTATACCCACGTGGAAAAATGCCTGTCATAAACAATTCAAACTTCATAGGTGCTAAAAAAGGCAAGGAAGATGAAGAGTCTGCACCAAGAAAAAAAGAAGTAGAAAATGTTCTTGACAAAGCAGATGTTAAAGAAGACGTCAAAGACGCTGTATTGAGCAATCAGGTTCTCGCTTTCAAATTCTTAGTTGGAAATGGTTTCATTGACATCACAGGCAAAAACAAAGAACTTGCAAGAAAAACACAGCAAGATCTGCTTAGAGATGATTCACTTGCGGAAGAATGGCTTTCTGCTGGTTCTGGCCCAAACGGTGATGCAGACAAACTTCCAGGTGAAGAAGTAATGATTGCAGTTAAAGATTTGCAACCAATACAGAAACAAATCTTTGTTGTCAAAGCATTAAAAATGGCAGCAGAACAACAAGGCGAGAGAAAAGACATGGCTTGGCTGTTGGATACTAAACCTGGTGATGATTCACCTTATACAATTGTTTCAAGTGACAATTTTATTTTAGATGGACATCACAGATGGCTAGGCGCATATCTTGTGGATCCTGACACACAAATGAAATGTGTGAAAATTTCTATGACTTGCAAAGAACTGCTTGATCTCACAAACAAATTCACAGGCGCAATTGGCAATAAGCCTAACACTAAAGCATAATTGAAACTCTAGACACAACATATGAACCGGATGGTATTTAAAGCTGTCCGGTTTTTTGTTCTCTTGTAATATCCTGAAAGTTGTATAAATAAAAAACAAGTAATTTTAAATAACGTCATTTATGGCTGGTTTCATAACAACAAGAAAAGACCCACGATCATATTCCAACACAAATAGAGTTTCAAAGCTTCTCAGGAAAATATCTAATCTTGGGATGGACTTTGATGGAAAAGTGTTCAAGAACTCAAGAGCAATTGGCTTGTATGACAAAGATCCAAACACTTCAACATCAGGCAATGAGTTCAAGTTTGAAGACTCAGTGTATGACATTTTTGATGGGTATAGTCTGACTGACCCGTCAATGCACAAGAACGTCTCTCTGTATGACAGAAGATATGATGAGCAGAAACGCAATGAACTAAGAAGATTTGCGATGCAAGATGAAATTGAAGACATTCTTGACATTATCACAGATGAGACAATATGTTATAATGAGAATGGGTTGTTCTGTGAGCTTCTCTACAACAACACATTGCTGACTGATGATTTGAATGATGAGATAAATGACATATTCAACCAGATTTATTCTTGTTTCGGTTTCTGGGACCAGAACATGGCTTGGGGCTATTTCAGGAAATTCTTGATTGAGGGATTCCTTGCTTTTGAAATAATCTATGATGGTGACCAAGAGCATCGTGAGACTCAGAAGAACATCATAAAGTTCAAAGAACTTGAAGTGCTTTCGCTTGTCCCTGCTGTTGACCATAGTACTGGAGAAAAGATATGGATCCAGTATCCGAATGACCCAGCAAAGCAGAGAGTGCTGTATGACTCACAAATCATTTACATATCATACGCACAGTTTGACAGTGCAAGCCGCATTTCATATGTGGAACGTCTTTCAAGATCATTCAACTTGCTGCGCATAATGGAGTCAACTCGTATCATGTGGGCAGTGACAAACTCAAGTTTCAAGACAACATTCACTATACCTGTTGAAAACCACCAGAATAGAGGAAAGCAGACTCTTGCTGAGACAATGCACTCTTACCGTGAGGTGATAGACTTCAACAATGAAAGTGGTGAGATTATGGTGAACGGCAGGCCGATGCTTCCGTTCAACAAAGAATACTGGTTTCCAAGTGTCAATGGCGAAAGTCCTCAAGTGCAGACACTTGGCGGTGATGGGCCAGACTTGTCTGACACAGAAGCGATGAACTATTTCAAGCAGAAACTGTGGCAAGCAAGCAAAATACCGTTTACAAGATTTGACCATATGCAAGGCCGGGGGCAGTATGTGCTAAGCACTGAGTCAATGATGAGAGAGGAACTGAAGTTCAGGAATTTCATCAACCGCCTGCGTTCAATATACAAAGAACTTATTGTCAAGCCAGTGTATATACAGCTTTGCTTGAAACACAAAGAATTTGCTACTGACGTGCAGTTCAGGAACTCATTGACACTTAGTTTCATTTCAGACAATGTGTTCACTGAAATGAGAGAGATAGAAGTGATACAGAAGAAGACAGATTTCATTGGCATGCTAATGCAGAACATCGCTGAGACTGACGCAGACGGCAACCAAGTCCCGTACTTTGATCTAGACTTCTTGGTGTCAAGATTCTCAGGAATGACACAAGAAGACCTTGACGCAAATGCTAAAATGAAAGAAAAGAAACAGTTAGAGAAAGACGGCTATAAACCAGAAGATATAGAAAAGATATTAGACGGAGAACCAAAGTCACGTTTCAAACCTGAAAAGAAGAAGAAAGATGATGAAGGCGATGAAGGTGGAAATGATGAAGGTCCAGGACTAAGTCTGTAGACTTATTAAAAAACACTAAGTAATTTATTATTTTTCTAAACAATATTTCTTAAAAGCTATAAAGTATGATAAAGTATACAGACTGCATGGTGGTTTTTCGAGAATTTCCAGATGAAATCACTTTAGCAATAAATCTTTCACTTTGCCCTAACAGATGTGAAGGCTGTCATTCACCATATTTGAGAGAAGATGTTGGTGAAGAACTGACTAAAGATGTTTTGAGTGAATTAGTCAATAAAAACAATGGAATCACTTGTGTAGGTTTTATGGGTGGTGACAATGATGTGTCCACCCTTGTTAGTCTAATGAGACATGTTAAAGAGACAACAGGTTTGAACTGTGGCTGGTATTCAGGCAAAGACGAGATGAACCAGGAAGTAGTTAAATCTGGTGCATGCGACTACATAAAAGTTGGACATTATGACCATAACCGTGGCCCGATAGACAACCCAAACACAAACCAGAGAATGTATTTCTTGACTGATATCGGCACAGGCTATGTCGATATAACTGAACAATTTTGGAATAATTAAAATATAACAAATATGAAAGTACTTAAACGAGATGGCAGTATTGAGAGATTCTCAAAGACAAAGATTAGAAAGTCATTGATGAAGACTTTCAAGTCCTGCAAAGTGAAGTTCTGCCAAGAATGCTATGATGAGACTATAAAAGACATTGTTGAGAAATACAATGAGATTGTTGGTGATGTATTGGATGTTGAAACAATACAAGACATAACGGAAAAAGCACTGGTGAAATGTGACATGTCAGATGTTGCTAAAGTGTACATACTTTACCGTCATGACAAAGACCGAATCCGTGAGTTTGTCAAACATAAAGAAGATTTCATTGAAAGTTACAAACGTGCATACAATACAGCAGACAATACAGTTGATGACAATTCTAATGTTGCAGCAAAGAACATCGGTGTCTTGAATGCTGAGATTCACAAAAACGACAATATCCAGATTAACAGGACACTTATCACAAACAAGCTGCATGAACTATATCCTGACTTTGAAGCCAAGCAGTATTGCCGCGATTTGAATGACCATATCATCTACAAGAATGATGAATCGAGTTTTGCCTGCACAAGTCCATACTGTGTTGCTGCAAGCATGTATCCGTTTTTGCTGAATGGCATGAAAGATCTTGGCGGACTTTCTGCAAAGCCAAAGAACCTTGATTCTTTCTGTGGAATGTATGTGAACTACATATTTGCAATGTCAAGCCAGTTTGCAGGTGCTGTCGCTACTCCTGAGGTACTGCTTTACTTTGACTATTTCGCACGCAAAGAATGGAACGACAACTATATCGACAATGTTGATGAACAATGCAAAAGCCCAATCTGCAACACACAGCGCACAATACGCCAGCAGATACGCCAGTATTTCCAGCAAATAGTGTATTCAATCAATCAGCCAGCAAGTGCAAGAGGAATGCAGTCGGCTTTTGTCAACTTCTCTTATTTTGACGAGCCGTTCTTCCACGGAATGTTTGATGATTTCGTCTTTCCTGATGGCACTCGTCCAATATGGAGGACATTGAACTGGTTGCAAAAAGAATTTATGCAATGGTTCAACGAAGAACGCCAAAAATGCATCTTGACTTTCCCAGTTGAAAGCTTTGCGTTGATTTACCAAGATGGAGAATTCGTTGATAAAGATAACTACAAGTTCGTATGTGATGAATATGCTAGAGGACATAGTTTCTTCACATATATCTCAGACACTGTAGATTCCCTATCAAGCTGCTGCCGTCTGAAAAACAAAGTGACTACAAAAGAATTCAACTTCACTAACGGCAATATTGGAATCCAGACAGGAAGCAAAAGCGTCATTTCACTCAACCTTTCTCGTATTGTTCAGAATGCAGTGAAAGACTTTGACAATCCGAAAGACTTGTTAGAAAAAGACTTGATTTATGACTCAATCAAAAAATATCTGATTGATGTGCTCGAAAGAGTCTACAAATACCAGAATGCATACAATGAACTGCTTTGGGATATGTATGACGCGAAACTGCTTCCTGCTTATAGTGCTGGATTCATCAACCTCAAC